TCCCAGCGCTCACCTTATCTTTGCCAAAAATCAGAGAAACGCACGCCGGGGCAATCCCTTGCGCCAGAATATCAGCCGGGCGCGCAAGCGCGTTAAGGATGCTGGTAGCCTCAGACAGCCGCTAAGTTTCCGTGGTTGGCGCGCGTTCATATTTGCCGGTATCGGGCCTCGCTCTGACGAGCATGGCCGCGAATAAGCGCAGACCTTCGTGGTCGCCACCGGCAAGCCCCAACACCGAGCTGGAGGGCGTATGCCGACACTACGCTCACCGATGCGAAGCCCGCTTAGATCATCGATCTTCAATCCACTGACCGGCGGGGGATTGACCGGTACGATAGCCGATTTCCCCCAGGACCTCGATTGGACAGTTCCATCAGTCAAGGGTGGGCCTCAGTCATTCTCGGGCTCTCCGGGTGCTGGAAATCTCTTCCGTCAAGGCGGCAATGCAGTCGTCTGTTATGCCCCGAATGCAACCGGCACGTTGTCAGCAATGTCCTCAACGGCCTTTCGCCGGACCAATCTGGGCGAGTGGCAGTACCCTTCGATCAACGTTCGCAACCTGTGGAACCGCGACCTGACTAATGCTGTCTGGGTTGCTACCAACGGAACGGCGACAAAGAACCAGACCGGGGCGGACGGAGCGGCCAACGCCGCGTCTCTGATAACTGCCACCTCTGCTAATGCGACCTTCCTTCAAGCAACCACCAATGCATCGGCGAACTGGGTGTTTCAGGTAGACCCTCGCCGCGTGTCTGGAACCGGCACGCTTGAAATGACGATGGACGGCGGAACGACTTGGACCGTTGTCACGCCAGCCAGTTCCTCGTTCGATGTGATGAACCCAAAGGTCATCAATCAATCCGCCGTCACGAATCCATCAGTTGGTTTTCGCATCGCGACTTCTGGCGATAGTTTTGTCGTCGATTTCACGATGCTCTTTGCCCAGCCTACAAATTATCCGGCCAACACCCCTATTCATAGCCGGCCGATCACCACTTCGGCGACAGTCCAGACGTTCCTCGAACGAGCATATGCATCCTTTCCAGACAATTCGCCCCTTGCGATTATCGCCCGTGGCCCCTTCGCGTTCTATCTCCAGCAACGCGGTTACCCGAACCATCCGATAACGTCGGCCTCGAACTTTCAAGTCAGCGTCGCGCCAGACGGCACTATCAAATTTCAGAATGGCGCATCTGGCCAGTGCGTGACCACGGCCGGAATCTGGAAAACCGGCTTGAGCCAGGTCAACAAGATTGCTGGGTGGTGTGATGGATCTACGCTTAAAATGGCCGCGAACGGCACGCTGGCAGGAGCTGCGACCGGCACAATAGGCCTCGATCCAGCGCTCGACCACTGGGATCTCGGGACAAACGGTGCTGGTGCAAACTCGATCTTCGGTATCAATGAGCGCGTCGCAATGGGTCCGAACCTGACGTTCACCGATGCGCAACTTCAGCAGATGACGACGTAAGGAGCCGTTATGGCTAACAGGGTAGTCGATACGCTTGCGGCGACTGGAACCGGCACGGCGATAACCGTTCAGACCGGATGGCTGTCTCTCACGGGAACATGGACCGGCACTGTAAACTTGCAGACTGGTCCGAATCCTGATGGCTCGTGGTCAAACATGACGGATGCCAGCGGCAACGTGATTGCGCTGACGGTCAATACGAACTGCCCGATCGATAACGCCATTCCGATGTCGATGAGGGTCAACTTCACGCGCACCACTGGAACTCTGGTGGCTGCTCTCACGAGTCAGATCCCGGCCTAAAATGTTCACCTGGCTGGTGATGGATGCAGGGCAGAAAGACGCGCTTGTGTCTCTCGGCATAACGGAACAGTTTGCCCCGAGAGTAATCACCACATCGGAACTGGCTGGCAAATGGGCCAGTCCTATCAGTCTCCTTGACGACCCAAAGTATGCGGAGTGGGCGCAAGGGCTTTCTTTCCTTCCGCTCCGCACACTAAGCGCCGACGCGCTCTTCGCCTGAAACCTCAACCCTGTCCTGAAGCACAGGCCCGACCGGCCTGCTCAACATCCATGTCGAAAGGAATATGAAATGGCCGGACTCTACACTCCTGGCGTCCAGACGGACAACCTCATCACCGGCAGCGAGCACATCGTTGTCGATACCTTCCTGCCGAGCGGTCAGGTACCGCAGACTGCGAAGCTCTCGCTCGCTCGTCTGGCGATGGCCATGACCTACCTCTCCAACAACCTGAGCACGACCCCGGTTGCCGGTACCCGCTATTATGTCGATACCTCGATTGGCACCGATGGCACTGTTGTCACCGGCATCCGCGCTCTGATCGGTGCCACTGGTGGCACGGACAAGTTCATCTATGAACTGCATGACAGCGCTGGCAATCTCGTGGCCACCACGGCTCTTGCCGGCGTGACTGTCGGCACTGCTGGTACCTGGCAGGCCATTCCGTTCACCGCTCCTGTGACGGTCAATGCTGGCACGTACTTCATCGTCGTGCAGAACAACGGTACCACGGCACGCATTGCTACCTACAATGCTCCGGTCTCGCCGCTGCTCACCGGTTCGGCCACCGGCACCTTCGGCACCTCTGCCGCCATCACGCCTCCGACGACCTACACCGCAGGCGTCGGCCCCGTGGCGATGCTCTACTAAGGACAATGGCCAGCGCGAATGCTGGCCTGCTCCATCATGCTGAAAAAGCTCATCGCTTGGCTCAAGGCCTGTTGGCAGAGCAAGCCAGCCCCAAGGAACTTCACCATGTCCGCAATTGACGCCTCTGGCCTCTCTGCCTTCTTCGAAACCCTCGCCGCTGATATCCAGAAGATCGCCGCTGAACTTTCGGCCGCCAGCGCAACCGCTGAGCAGGTAACCGCACTTCAGGGCCAGCTTGCCGCTGAACAGGCGGCTCATGCTGCTGACAAGGCCCTTCTCGACCAGGCGAACGCCGATCTCGCCGCATCCCAGGCAACCGTCACCGATCTGGAAGCCAAGGGTAAGGCGCAGCTCGAGGCAATCGCCGCGCTCCTGCCGCCGGCTGCTTAAAGACTGCGCATGGCCCGGCCAACTGACTATGACCAGTCCTATTGCGATGCGGTTATAAAGCTTGGCCGGGAAGGCGCGAGCAAGGCCGAAATGGCTTATGCCCTGGGAACATCGCGCCAAACAATAGACAATTGGTGTGCAGCCCACCCTGAGTTTTTTGACGCCGTAAAAGAGGCTGTGTCTGTCTCTCAGGGATGGTGGGAGTCAAAGGGCAGAGAAGCAACGTTCGGAGGCGTACCCAACTTCAACGCCACCAGCTTCATTTTCAACATGAAGAACCGCTTCCCGGCTGACTGGCGCGACAAGCAGGACCATGAGCTTACCGGTGCGCAAGGTGGCCCGATCAAGACAGACAGCCGGTTCGAGATAGTGCTCGTTCCACCCGACAAGGGCGATGAGGGCTGAGTTCCCTGAACGGCTGGCGTTTCTCTTCCAGCCTAAGCGATACAAGGTAGCATGGGGTGGGCGCGGTTCGGCTAAGTCATGGTCGATCGCCCGGGCGCTCCTCATCATCGCGGCGCAGAAGACAAAGCGCATTCTGTGCGCCCGAGAGTTTCAGAACTCAATCCAGGATTCGGTCCATAAGCTACTGAGCGACCAGATCGAAGCGCTCGGGCTCAGTGATCAGTACGAGATCCAGAAAACCACGATCATCCATAGGGTGACGGGTAGCGAATTCATCTTCTCAGGCTTGCGCCATAACGTGGACAGCCTGAAATCGAAGGAAGGCATCGATATTGTCTGGGTTGAAGAAGCCCAGATGGTCTCCTCATTCTCCTGGGACAAGCTGATCCCGACCATCCGTAAGGAAGGCTCGGAAATCTGGATCAGCTTCAATCCAGAACTTGAAACGGATGAGACCTACAAGCGGTTCGTGCTCAATCCGCCGACTGAATCGATCGTCGCCAAGATCAACTGGCGCGACAACCCTTGGTTCCCCGAGGTTCTGCGTCAGGAAAAGGACGATCTCAAGGCGCGTGACATCGACGCCTATCTCAACGTCTGGGAAGGAAATTGCCGGCAGACGCTGGACGGCGCGGTTTATGCCAGTGAGATGCGGCTGGCGCAGGAAGACAACCGGATTTGCCGCGTTCCGTATGATGCGTCGAAGCCAGTGAGCGTCTTTGCAGACCTTGGCTGGGCGGATCATACTTCGCTCTGGTTCGTCCAGAAGATCGGGCTTGAGTATCGAGCACTGCGGGCGGTGCAGGACAGGCAGAAGCCGTGGCCCCACTATCTCGGGCTTATCCAGTCCTTCGGCTACATCATCGAAGGGATATGGCTTCCCCACGATGCGCAGGCAAAGCAGCTCGGCACGGGTAAGAGCATCGAGGAGATCACCCGAGCCTCCGGGATGCCGGTCAGGATTGTGCCCAGGCTTTCGGTTGAGGACGGGATCAACGCGCTGCGCACCATCTTCCCGCAAGTCTGGTGGGATGAAAAGCTCTGCGAAGATGGCCTCTCAGCGCTGCGCAGATACCGCTACGAAGTCGATAAGGTAACGGGCCAGTTCTCCAAGAATCCGCTGCATGACGATGCGTCGCATTTTGCTGACGCGGCGCGGTACTTCGCGGTTGGAATGCGAGACGGCGCAAAGAGTAAGCGTCCGCCGCCACTGCCCAAGAGTTTGGTCACCGGAATGTCACGAGGCTGGATGGGATGACCAAAAAGAACGAAGACAGCGACATCCTTGAGGAAGCCAAGAAGCGCTTTCAGGCCTGTGAGGATTGGGAAGCTGACTTCCGCAAGCGCTTTGTCGAAGACCTGAAGTTTGCAAATGCCGATCCCGAGAACGGCTGGCAGTGGGATCAGGTTCTCCAGCAGAACCGCACCGACAAGCGCAAGCCGTGCCTGACGATCAACAAGACGCGCCAGCACAATCTCCAGATCATCAACGACGCTAAGCAGAACAAGCCCGGTGTCAACATCCGTCCGGTTGGCGATGGTGCCACGTACGACGCAGCTCAGGTGTTCGAAGGCGTCGTGCGCCATATCGAATACCAGTCCAACGCGGAACAGGCCTACGATACCGCGACGACCTTCCAGGTTGAGGGCGGGATAGGATACTGGCGCGTCATCACCGATTATGTTTCGCCTGACACATTCGACCAGGAAATCTACATCCGCCGCATCAAGAGCCCGGATTCGGTCTATCTCGATCCCGACATCCAGGAAGCGGATGGCTCGGATGCTCGTTTTGGCTTCATCTTTGAGGACGTGAGCCGCGACCGGTTCGAAGCTGAGTATCCTGATTACAAGGGCGATGCTGATCTTGACGTGATCGGGAAGGGTGATTTCTGGTGCTCGAAGGACAACGTTCGCATCGCTGAATATTATCGTCGGGAGCAGAAAGCGGATAAGCTCGTCGCCTTTGTCGATCCGTTGACGCAGCAGCAAGTCATCGTCCGCAAGAGTGTGATGGATGACAACCAGAAGGCGATGTACGATCTGGTAAAGGGCGAGCCGAGCACCAACGAGCGCAGTGTCCTTACGGACGAGGTGCAGTGGTTCAAGATCGCCGGCAACAAGATCATCGATCGCCGTGTCTGGCCCGGCAAGTACGTCCCCATCGTCCGTGTGATTGGCGAAGAGACGATCATCGAAGGCAAGATGGATCGCAAGGGCCACACCCGCGCGCTGAAAGATGCGCAGCGCATGTACAACTACTGGACATCGGAAGGAACCGCACAGGTCGCTCTCCAGACCCAGACACCGTACATCGCGTCGGTGCAGGCGACGGAAGGGCTTGAGACCTATTGGGCCAAGTCCAACCTCGATGACGCGGCCTATCTGCCATACAATGGGCTGAACGAGGACGGCACCGCAATCCCGCCGCCGCAGCGCACGCAACCGCCTACGATGGCTGCGGCCTACATCGACGGCATGCGCATCTGCGAAAACCAGTTGATGATGGCCTCCGGCCAGTATCAAAGCCAGTTCGGCCAGAACGAGAATGCTACCTCTGGCAAGGCGATCAACGAACGCCAGCGTCAGGGCGACAACGCCACCTATCACTACATCGACAACCTGGCGATCGGCATCAAATACACGGGCAAGATCCTCATCGATCTGATCCCGAAGATTTACGACACGCCCCGCGTCATCCGCATTCTTGCCAAGGACGGGACTGAGGGCGCTGTCCAGATCGATCCGGGAGCTCAACAGGCGCATCAGCCGACGCAAGATCCAAATCAGGAACCCGATGAGAACCAGGCGGTTTCAGCCATCTTCAACCCCAACGTTGGTCGCTATGAGGTCGAAAGCGATACTGGCCCAGGGTATGCCACTCGCAGGCAGGAAGCGTTCAACGCGATGACGCAGATCGCATCGCAGGACAAGGGTTTCCTCGAGAAGGCCGGAGACCTGTACTGGAAGGCAGCCGATTTCCCGATGGCCGATGAACTGGCTGAACGTTACGCAAACACCATTCCGGCTTCGGTGAAGGGTAAGGGACCGCCGCCAGAGGTTCAGCAGCTTCAGGGGCAGTTGCAGCAGTCGCAGGATGCCATTGTCAAGCTGACCCAGCAGTTGAACGACAAGGAGAAGGACATCAACATCCGGTCCTTCGAGGCGGAATCGAAGCGCATTACGGCTCTGGGTAATTCCGGCCCGGCGATCACGCCAGATCAGATACAGCCGCTCGTCAAGCAGGCAATCCTTGAAATGCTGATGGGAGGCTCACCAGAGGGCGCCAATGCTCAGGGGCAGCAGATGCCGGCAGAACAGACGCAGGCGCCTCAGCAGCCGCCCATGGGCCAGCCAATGCCAATCCAGCCGGGAATGCAGCAGTGACCAACACCAAATGCGCGAATTGCCCAAAGCCTAGCACCTTCGTTGTGGTGGGGGAGAACAAGGAGGTTTCTCTCCTGCACGCAACCGATGAGTTCGCTTCGGTTCTTAGGGGCGCTCCTCTACCGGCATCATGGCTAACCTTCCGCGACGAAGATCAGCCCTATGGCTGGCCGGAGATCGATGCATGAACATCAATATCCGCTCCGGTGAGGTTCCAGTTCTCATTCGCAAGACCGCAGAGGAAATCGCCGGCTGCTTCTACGAACTGTCCCGCACCGATCGTTTCCGGGCCGAGGCCGGGTCTCAGAAGCAGTTCATCCGCCGGCACTGGAAAGACCATCTCGGCAATGCGGTGCAGAGCCTAGCCGGCCTCCTTGGCCAGCCTGGTTTCCCCGAGGACCAGAAGCTCAAGATCCACGATGCGCTGATAGAATTCCACGAGCGCGCCAAGCCCGGCACGCCACAACTGAGCACAAGGAACTGGCAATGAGCAAGATCGCTTACAAGCCCGCCAAGAAGGACAAGGACGACAAGAAGCCCATGAAGGGCGGGAAGGGCGGCAAGGGCTATTGCGGGAAGGCGAAGTAATGGCAACCCATTCCTATTCCCCGAAAGCCGCCGCCAAGGGCAAAGATTTGGGCAAGCCTGGCAAAAACTTCGCGAAGATCGAGAAGTCTGCCGCCAAGGAATATGGCTCCAAGGCCGCTGGCGCTAAAGTTGCTGGTGCTGTGCTGTCCAAGCTGCGTGCGAAGAAGGGTAAATAGCTCAATCGCATTTTAGGCCGGAGGCCAGACACACATTGGCTTGCCGGGGGAAAAGTCCACCTTCATTACCAGCCACTGGCCTCCGGCTTGATAGCCAAGTAGAGTTTCATGGTAGGGCGATACCAGAACCAACTGGTCACGATATTTTGCGGCGCGCCAAGAAGAAAAAGGTGGCGGCAAGACATTGTGAAGTTCGTGGGGGATTTCGGTGTCCATGCGCCAGAGTAGCAGACGGCGGCGCGCACTGCAATTTCGGCGCTCCAAGAGGAGCAAGTAGACAAAATCTTGCGCCCAGACGTTGAATCTGTTAGAAAAATACAGAGGTGAGAGAGGACGCGAACCGTTCTTTCATGCTGGCATATCGGCGTAACATGGGGCTTCGAACGGGAAGCCGACTGGCGCCAGGCTGGAGAAGAGCCACAAACTAAGCCACCGATATGCCCCGTTCCCCGGAGTAGCGCCCGGGCACCTCTACTCTCAACCCCGACACGGCGGGTAACCGTGGCACGTACCGGCGCGTTACACCGGGCTTTCCAACATGGTGAACCATGGCTGACGAAGAACTGGACCCCACGCAGGGGGAGCCGGAAGGCGAAACTGTGGTCAATCCGGGCGATGAAGCGCCTGCACCGGAGCAGGAGACCGAAATAGAGCAGCCCGAAGGCGAAGCGGAACCGGAAACCCCGGCAGAGCCCGAGCCCGAGGAGCAGCCCAAGCCGGAGAAGAAGAAAACCCCGTGGGAACTTCGCCGGATCAACGAAGAGACCAATAAGCGCCGTGAGGCTGAGAAACGCCTTGCCGAGGCCGAGGCCGAACTGAAACGCCTGCGCACGCCCAAGCCGGCAACCACGGAAGAGCCCGAACATCTCAATGTCGAGGCTATCCGCACGCAGGAGCGTGATCGTATCCGTCTGGAAGAGGCTGGCAAGATCGAGGCCGAGCGCTTCAATGCCGCCTGCAACCAGGTCTATGAGAAGGGCGTGGCTACATTCGGCTCGGACTTCGACAATGCCACGACCACGCTCAGCCAAGCCCTTGGCGACGAGATGCAGAAGCGCCCCGAGTTCCTGCAGGCAATAACCGAATTGGATAACGGCCATCAGGTCTATTACGAGCTGAGCCGCAATCCCGAAGAAGCCGAGCGTCTTCTGAGGATGCCTCCGGTCAAGATGGCACTGGAGATCGCCAAGATGAGCGCGAACGTTTCTAAGCCTGCCCCGAAGCCGATTTCGAAGGCTCCGGCTCCCGTTGCCCCTGTTGGCGGCACTGCCAAGCCATCCGTGCGGCTGGAGGATGATCTCCCGATGGATCAGTGGGCGGACAAGTACCTCCGCGATCTGGCGAAGAAGGTCTAACTCTCACCGCGGCAAGCAGCCCAGATCGCTCGCATTTTGGCTGCTTGCCGCTCCTTAGCCTCCGGGTCTGCCCAGCGTTTAGCCCGGCTTTCCTTAAGCTTGGCGTTTTTCTCAGGGTCGGCCCATGTGGCGGCTAGCGATGCCGCCCGTTGTTTGCGGACTTCCTTGTAGTCATCGGAAGTAATGCGTTCTGCCGCGCGGCGGTGTTCTTCGGGGTCTTGCCAGCGACGTTCCAAGCCGGCTCGAAGCCTTTGGGCCTCCTCCGGGTCTTTCCAGCGGCGCTTGGTGTGGTGCGACATTGCCGCCCGAGATTCTGGGCTTCTGGATAGGCGAGCAAGTTTCTTTCCCCTGTCGGTTAGAAACTCTGCCAGCGCGGGATCGGCTGCCATCTTGGCCAGCATAATCTCGCGACGAGCATCAGCATCTTCGGGCCTGATGGTAAATCCGGCTCCATCGGAAATGTGAGTGTTGAGCGATCCGGCTTGCTCAATCCAGTGCAATTCGCGAGCCACTCTCATCTCCTTCGTGGAGTTGGTGACGCTCTCCAGAACTACGAACTCAAACTCCTCTTCGCCCAGCCTGCTCCATAATTCTTGGAGCCGTTTGGAGTGATGTCTGCCGCATCGCAGCATGTATCGGTGCTCTGCCCACCGGGCCTTCTTATTGAGGGAACACCCGACATAGCAATCGCCGCTGGCGGTGTGTCTGATGGCGTAAATGATGGCTGTTTTGTTCATGCAGCCAATCTAGCACAATCAGAATGTATAGCAATTGAAATGAACACTGTCGCTGGCAGCAAAACCAGTGCTTCGGCTACTTGGTCCGATATCCAAGGCATCCCCGGTTTTAAGGCGGTCACGGGTCCGCATCACCGCAGTTTGAAAGGCTGCCCCACCAATCCTCGAAAGGAAAAACCCCGTGGCTAATGCAATTTTAACGATCGACATGATCACCCGCGCCGCTGTTTCGCTCTTCAAGAACAGCAACATGTTCATCAAGAACCTCAACACTCAGTACGACGATAACTTCGCCATCGACGGCGCGAAGATCGGCGACTCCCTGCGTATCCGCCTGCCGAACGACTTCACCGTCCGTCACGGCGCCGCGCTGTCCGCTCAGGACACTTCGGAAAAGTTCACTTCGCTGAAGCTCCAGACGCAGTCTGGTGTGGACGTTGCCTTCTCGACCGCAGAGCGCGCCCTGAAGATCGACGACTACTCCACCCGCGTTCTCATGCCCATGATGAACAACCTCGCTGGCGACATCGCGGCGGACATCATGAGCGGTGCTGATGGCGGCGTGTGCAACTACGTCTCGAACGTGGACGGCTCCAACAACGTCATCTCGCCGAACACTGCAACGATCCTCCAGGCCCAGGCGTCGCTCAACGACAACTCGGCCCCGATGCAGCCCGGCCGCAAGCTGGTCGAAGATCCGTGGACGGAAGCCAACGTCGTTGCGACCCTCTCCGGCCTGTTCAATCCCTCGCAGGCGATCTCGGAGCAGTATCGTTCTGGCCAGATGAAGAATGCCCTCGGGTTTGACTTCTTCATGGATCAGACGGTCATCAAGCACACGACCGGCTCCTATGACTCTGCGTCGGGCACCATCAGCAGCGCCGGACAGACCGGCTCCACGATCACCGTTGCGGCGATCACCGGCACGCTGAACAAGGGCGACATCATCACCATCGACGGTGTGTATGGCGTCAACTACGTGTTCAAGAAGACCACCGGCAAACTTCGCCAGTTCGTCGTCACGGCGAATGTGGCATCGGGCGCGACCTCGATCCCGATCTACCCGGCCATCGTTCCCCCGAATGCCGGCCAGGCAGTGCAGTATCAGACGGTCACGGCGTCCCCGGCCAACTCGGCCGTCGTGCGCCTTGCCAGCAAGGCATCGGAAACGTATCGCAAGAACCTTGCCTACGCTCCCGAGGCCGTCACGCTGGCCACCGCCGACCTGGTGCTGCCGAAGGGCGTCCACGAGGCCGCCCGTCGCAACTACGACGGCATCTCGATGCGCATGATCACCGACTACGTGATCGGAACAGACCAGCTCGCGACGAGGCTTGATGTGATCTATGGTTACCTCTACGTCCGCCCAGAGTGGCTGACGATCGTGGCCGACAAGATCTAACGAAAACGGAACGGGGCGGCTTTCGGGTCGCCCCCTTTCCAATTCACCAAACAATCACTATTTCGTTGATTCAAAAGAGGAAATTTGTTAGGTTTTGGCGCAAAATTAAAATCGGAACGGTGATCAGTCTAATGACGCCTATGGCAAACCGGCTTGCGCGAGAACTAACACTTCCACAAGGCAGGCGCCGCTTTGATGGCGAGGAAAGCGACATAAGAATTCTCACCTCTGATATTCATTGTTTCGAGGTGTCAGATATCCTTGAGGCTGCCATCTCTGTGGCGGGAAACGTGAGTAGCTTGATCGGCGGGGATCAGACTATGTTCCTTCCCGCGCCAAGAACTTGGATCGAGTTCATCCAGCCATCAGGAAGTCGGGTTGCTTGGCTGCTTGAACCTGCCGGGGATGAGGATGACACTGTGATCAGCGCCATCCTTGTCTGCGATGATGGCGAATCTTGGGGGTTTTGCGACAGGCTTTTCATCGATCTTAAGGATGGGGTTTTAGAGGGACAGGCGAACGATTGGGGTTTCGGTTGGGAGCTGGGCGGGTTTTCTCCTCAGAATCTAATCCCAGTCTTTCTGGCGTTCATCAACACACCGCGCATTGTTGGGCGCCTGCAGCATATGCCCAATCATGCGCTAGAGCGGAGGCTTACGAGTAGGGAGCGGTCAGTTGGCAAATTCCCAGTCAACGCCTGGACCGAAATTAAGCTTCAGATATCACCTCCTAGGGATGTATCTGAAAACGGAGAGCATGAGGCGCATCTGACAGGTCGTAAGGCGCTTCATTTTTGCCGGTCTCATCTAAGAATACGCCTTGGGCGGTTGGAAGTAGTGAGATCGCATTGGAGAGGGGACGCGTCACTTGGCGTTCGTCAGTCAAGATATGTTCTGACGCATTAAATCGTTGTGCATTGATTACCTGAAAGGGTAGGGCGGCGGCGTAACCATTCGCCGGAAAGGCGAGCGGAAAGCTCGGTAGGCGGGAAGGGGGCAATAGCCCCCCGTGAAGCTGAAGCCGGGATCAGGTCCGGCCCGCTCTAAAGAGCTGTCATATGGAAAATTGGAAACCAATAGAAACCGCACCGAAAAATGGAACGGTTATCGAGGTATATGGTCCGGACATGGAGCATGGGACTTATCAAGGTCCGGCTAAGTGGTTTCCAGAAGGACCGTTCCCGGGATACTGGCGTAAACTACATCGGCGCGGTTTTGTGAACATGATGGCTTATCCAGTCTACTGGCGGCCATGGAGTGAAAAAATGCGTCGAGGTCTGACCCGCGAAGTCGCCTAGTTGGCCCAAAACGGTCCTTGGTAGCTGAAACCGAAGCCGCGCCGCTATGATCCCCAGATCGAGCCGAGGAACCCCTTCCCCGGCTCTGACCCGAAAGACCCTGCATGGTAGGTCTCGGGCTAATCGACATTCTGCATACATGGTTCCTCGACATCAATGGGTTTAACGCGGGACCAATCACATGAACCGCTACCCACTCCTTCGCTACCACAATCTGACCGGACAACAGCGGCTCGTCCTGAGCGCTGAAGAAGAGGCAGAACTAGGCCCTGAGTGGGGCAACGCTCAAACCGATGTCCGCTATCCCGCCAATCCCGCGCCGATCATTGAGGCGCGCAAATCCCCGCCCATCTTCTCAATCGAAATACCGGAAGCCAAATGACATTCCAGATGTATCCCTTGGCGGTCTATTCGCCTGAAGGGCAGATGTTCATTGTCGAGAACGACGAGGAGCGCGCTGCTCTTGTGGCTCAATGGGAAGCCGCGCCCGAAGCGGGCGATGCCGAGACGCCCGAAGAAATCGTCAGGCGCGGCCCAGGCAGACCTCGGAAAAATCCATGACCACAGCGCTGGACCTCATCACCGGAGCCATGGACGACGCCGGCATTATCGGTGTTGGCCAGACGCCTTTGGCTGAGGATACGAACAAGGCCCTGTCTCGTCTTAACGCGATGATCGCGCAATGGTCGCGTCGTCGCTGGCTGGTCTATCATCTGGTCGATGTCGTCTTCACCGGCACGGGGGCGCTTTCCTACAGCATCGGCCCGGGCGGTGATATTCCTCTCAATCGGCCTGACCGGATTGAGGCTGGTTATTTTCGTCAGCTTGCCGGGTTGCCGGGCAACAATGTCGATTATCCCCTGGCAATCCTTCAGTCCCGGGAAGATTACAACCAGATCGTGCTGAAGACGATGGCCTCGGTTCCGGCCTACGTTTTCTACGATTCCGATTTTCCACTCGGAAACATCTTCATCTGGCCTCTGCCGAACAGCACCTATGAGATGCACCTGTCGGTCAAGCCAGCACTCCAGAGTTTCCCGACGCTCGATACGGCATTCGTTCTT